TTGATATTATGAACCCGTATTACGCAGTGAATATTTGGCAGAGAGTAGGATGAATATGAAAATTATTGATGAAAACGGCGTTGAGCTGACCGAAGCACCTGACCTGACACTGGGCCGGCTGGTGGATGACGTGGAAATCGTGCACCATGACGCGATTGCTGGAGTTCAGCAGGTCAGCCATTACGTCCCTATCGAACATCTTGCCAATGGCAGCACCATCGTAGAAGAGGTTATCGATATTCCCGGTGTTGAACCGAAGCCCGCCTGGGATGAGACAGTGCCGATCCAGCGGTATATCAAGTACACGCAGGACGAACTGGACGAACAGGCCCGGCAGCAGGAGCACGAGACCAAGATGGCGCAGATGCCGGAAACGGTGGAACAGCTCAAGGCAGAAAACGAGGCCCTGCGGAAATCCTTCACTACGATGGAGAGCGCCCAGGCAGATGCCGATGCGCTGAACGTTGACCAGGCCTACCGGCTGACCCTGCTGGAGCTGGGGATCACTGAGTAAAACCCTCTGCCAAGAGGACGATAACATTTTTAAGATGGGGCACTGCCCCGGAAAGGACAAACCTATGTTGTACCGTACCTGTAAACGCATGATCGAACGCGGCAATCTGGAGGGCATGAGCACCAAGCTGGACGTTTTCTATGCCGCAAGCAAGTTGACTGATGACGAGTACAAGGAGCTGACCGAGCTGCTGGCCGAGAAGGAGGCGCAGAATGCCCAGAACAATTCTTGACGTTTCCCGCTGGCAGGGCAGCATTGACTGGGACAAGGTCAAGGCAAGCGGCCTTATCTCCGGCGTGATGATCCGGGCCATGGGCAACAGCAAAGAGGGCAAGCCCAGCAAGCCGTACCTCGACCCCTTCTTTGCCCGCAACTATGCCGAGTGCACCCGGCTGGGCATCCCGGTGGGCGTGTACGGCTACTTCAAGGCCACCACCAAGGCACAAGCCGACAAGGAGCTGGCCCTGTTCAAGCGGGCACTGGGCGGCAGAGCCTTCCAGCTGCCGGTGGCTGTGGACATCGAGGACAAGCTGCAGGCGGCTCTGAGCAAGGCCGCTCTGACCGACATTGTGGCCCACTGCCTGAGCGTGGTGGAAAGCTGGGGCGTGTACGCCATGCTCTACACCGGCCTGAACTTCGGGCAGAACAACCTTTACATGGGTGGCGCGGCCCTCAAGCCATACGACGTATGGCTTGCGGCCTATCGCACCAAGAAGCCCGCCCCTGACTGGGCCTTCGGAATGTGGCAGTACACCAGCAGCGGCAAGATCCCCGGCATCGCCAAGGGCGCAGACCTCAGCGTGGCCTACAAGGACTATGCTGCCATCATCCAGCGGGCCGGGCTGGGGCAGGTCAGGGGGTGAGACCGATGGCAAGTTATCTGATTTCAGATGCACCATACGCACCCTGGCTCTCAGAGGTTCTAGCTACACTGGAAGAGCACAAGATCGACCGCATCACCGTAGCAGCGCCTCTGGCAGATGGTGAGGTGTTCACGGGGTACTACAACATGAGTACCCAGGACAAGGCCCTGCTGGCATCCAATATCCAAGCAGATGCCGTTCTGGATGCGGTGTGTCACAACGGACAGCGCATCCAGCAGGCGTGGGAAGATGATGAGGAGGGGTGAGACCGATGTGGCAGTTTATCACGGAGTATTGGGCCGGGTGGCTCTGTGCTCTGATCGGCGGCGCAATCCTTGCCGCCATCCCCAAGATCAAGGCCCTGTGGGACGCGGTGCTGGCCCTGCTGCACGACCGCATCTATACCGAGTGCTACCGTTTTATGGAGCTGGGGTACATCACCCGCGACGGCCTGCGCAACCTGAATTACCTCTACAAGACCTATCATGTGATGGGCGGCAACGGCACCGGTACGGAATTGTACAAGAGAGCCTGCGCTTTACCCATCCACGACTGAAGAAAGGAACTGACATTATGAACGCACACATCACTGAGAACAACACCCCCGCCATCCCCGCCGCAACCATCGCCCGCACCGTTGTGCTGGCACTGGCCCTCGTCAACCAGCTGCTGAGTGCAGCAGGCAAAAGCCCGCTGCCCATCGACAGCGCCAGCGTGGAACAGTGGGTGACGGCTGGCCTGACCACCGCTGCCGCCATCTGGGCATGGTGGGAGAATAACTCCTTCACCCCTGAGGCCATCCACGCCGATGAGCTGCTGGATCAGATGCAGGGAAAAATCAAGTAAGATCCATTACCGTACATAGCAGCAGCCCCGGGGAGCCTGATGGTTCCTCGGGGCTGTTTTCTTTTGGCATGTTTCGGCATATTCCGACGCATTCCGCATTATCCGGCACATTCTGACATTTTCCGGTTAAAGTTGGATAGAAAGGATGTGCAAACTATGCCCGATGTGAAATTTTCGGACTCCCCTGCTCAGCTGGATCAAATCCTCCGGCCGCTGGGGATTACCCGGAGCTCAAAGAATTACCGTGTTCTCTGCGAATGTGTGGCTTTGATCTGTGAGCAGGAGGACCGGCTGGAAGCTGTACAGAAGGAGATCTATACCCCCGTCTCAGACCAGCGGCGCTGCAAGTGGTCCGCCATTCAAAGTGCCGTCCGGCGTGCAGCAGAGAAAGCCTGGGCGCTGAACCCCGAGGGCGTTCAGCAACTGGCTGGCTACCCACTGACCGGTGCACCCAGCGCGGTGCAGTTCCTGGAGATGCTTTACAATGCCGTGGTGAGGGGGTAACGAAAAGGCTGCCATGCGAGTGTGATGCGTGGCAGCCTTTTTTGTTGATTTTTGCATAGTTTTCCGCAGAAAGTGGGTTTGACTGTGGGTTACAGCAAAAGAAAAACACCCAGAAACTTACGTCTCTAGGTGTTTTATCTTGGTGGGCGCGGGTGGATTCGAACAAGCTCAACTATCACAATTCGCTGGATGCGCTTTGAAATTGTGATGGATTCATGCGCATTTTTTTGAATTTCACCAAAAATCAATTATCGGCTATCACAACCATTTAGGAACAAAAACGGGTTACAAAGTGGGTTATTTTGCACGCGGAGAATACTCTGCCAGAGCATCTGAAACGGCCATTGCTGCCGTGTCAGCCCTGCCGTCAACAGCATGGCTGTACCAACCGTAAGTATCCATACTTTTGCTGTGCCCTACCATGCGGCGCAGTTCTGCCGGGGACACGGCATCCTCGATGATGCTCACAAAGGTGTGCCGCAGCTCATACAGGCTGACCGGCGGGTCAATGCCGTTGCTGCGCTGGTAGAACTGCCAGTAGTTATAGAGGCTGTGCTCATTCTCCAACAGGAAGATTGGATCATCCCCCCGAAGAGGCCGCTCCTCTTCAAAGGCCCGCTGCTGCAGCTGAGCGTGGAGTTCCGCAGCCGCCAGCGGATGCAGGACCACCGTGCGGATAGCGTTTTCGTTCTTGCCGTGTGTTTCCTCATCAAAGGTATTGATGGCCCGGGCAAGATGCAGCCGGTTGCCCTCCATGTCGCCCACGCGCAGCCCCAGCAGCTCCCCGGGGCGTAGGCCGGTCAGGACCGCAAAGCGGTATGCATGGATATTGGCATCCTGTTCAACCTTGCCACGGACGATGCGTGTATCTACAGAAAGCAGAACCCGCAGTGCGTCCGGCTGAAGGATCTTTCGGCCCTTTGGACGTGCTCCCCTGGGTACCGTGAGCCTCTCGTCCTCTGGCCGCAGGGCGGTGTATTTGTGCTGCCTTGCCCATTTCACAAAGCTGACTTCAACCGCTCGGATTCCCTGCAATGTTTTCCTCGAGAGGTTTCCCCTGCTCTTTCGAGTGGCCTGCGGTTTCATGCTGCCTTCCTTGTATGCCCGATTCAGCACATCCTGCAGCATTCCCGTATTCAGGTCACCGATCCGGCGGTCACCCACCACTGGCAGGATGTAGTTCTGTCCGAACTTCTCCACCTGCTGGGCATAGCTTGTGCCGGCGGTGGCCCGCACCGAGATCAGATACTCGTTCCAGACCTCCAAGCAGCGCTTGGTGGTGCTGCAAATGCCCTCATCCAGCCAGGCATCTGCTTTTGCATTTGCTTCCCGCTGGCCGGTACGACCCGGCTTTGCGCTGGTGAACGTCTTGCGCACCCCGTCCTTCTGCACCTTGATCTGCCAACGGTTCTGGTTCGGCAGCCACTGGGCGGTATTGGTTCTTCGTCCCATAAAAAATACACCTCCATGGGTACACTTTGACAAGCCCGCCCAAAAGAGGTATAATCGCAGTGTCGAGTGTGCGATGCCCTCTTCTGGGTGAGCCGCTTCTTTTAACTCCTTCGGTGTTCCAGCACCGGGGGAGTTTTTTTTATTTACAATCAGTTGTTCGTACGGTAGATAACCTCCAAGCCCTGATTCGGGTGATAAGACCAGGTAACTGTCACATCATCAAAGCTTTCCTTCTGGCGGCCATCAATTGCTCGTGTATTTGCCATTTCTTTATAAAGCCATTCTGGCAATCCAAGTGCTTTGTTGGTCAGTTTTACATGCTCCAAGCCAGTTTCATTAAAGATAATCGAGCCGCCTTTCATGTTAAGCGGATTATTATCAATCGTCATATAGGAACCATCTTCAGCAACTGAAACCGTTACGTCATTATAAAGATCATAAAACAGTTTAAAATCCGGTGCCATTCCCTTTTTATAGAAAGTTGGTGCTATATCCTCATCCAGAGATATGAGAGTTTCCTTTCCATCTTCATTTACAACTTTCCAAGTTGCCATAATAACAGGTGCACCATCATCGGCGAACCGTTGAACTTCTCCCTTAAATGTAACGTCCTGATCATTGAATACGTTCTTGTAATAGTCGTATAGACTTTCTTTTACAGCCGCATACACACGCTGCCCATTTTCCACAACGGAAAAGCACTTATAGTTTGTATTTGTTTTCTCAACCGAGTATGTAAAATAATATCCGAAGTCCGTATGGCCTGAATAGGCCACATAATCGCCTATTTTGTACTGCACTCCCTCTGCAAATGCAGACATTGCAAGTACAAAACAAAGTACCACCATCAACGCCATTGAAACTATTTTCTTTTTCATACAAAAGGCCTCCTATGTTTGTTTATATTTCCGTCAGCGCATATAATTCTGCGCTGCACTCGTCGAGCTTCGTTTTAGCATTATCGCTCATATATGACAGATATGGTTCAAATGCCCGATGATATTTTATTGCCCAGTTCTGCTTTGCTTTGGGCGATTTCAAACTTTCTATTTTGTCCCGGTATTTTTCTTGTGTACGCTGGACAATTTCATTAACGGCTTCTTCTCGAAACGTCAAATCCAGATATTTTTCCAACGAGGAAGTTGTAGTTACTTTCACGCCATACTTTTTACAATCTTCCAGCTGTATTAAACGGCCAACACAAAAATCATACCGCATAAAGAACACCGACGGTTCTGTGGTAGAGGAAAGAATCTTAGCACTTTCCTGAGCCTGTTTAAGAAATTGCGGTGCTAATATTTGAGCGTTCATGCGAGAATCAACCAAATCCATCTGGCCCATCCATTCGGGGTTCGGAGAATACCTGGACGGCTCTTCCGCCGCATCCATTGCCATCTTTCCGACTACCTTTGTAGCCTTTTTCAGCCAACCAAAAACGCCCATGCGGTACCTCCAACATCAGATATCCCGGCAGAGCCCCACGGCCTTGCCTTCAATGACAACGGTGTTCATATCCTCCCGGCTGAGGATGATGCTGCTGAAAGCCGGATTCTCCGGCCGCAGTTCAATGAAGTTCTCGTGCAGATAGACATGCTTCAGGGTGGCCTCTTCCCCGATCCGCACAGCAGCGATCTCGCCGTTCTCCACCTCTGGCTGGCTGCGAATCGCCACCAGATCACCATCGTGGATGCGGGGTTCCATGCTGTCGCCCTTGCAGGTTAGTGTAAAGGTGGAGTGCCAGCGGGAAGGCACGCACACCATTTGCTCGATGTTCTCTTCTGCTGTGATGGGCGTACCGCAGGCGATCCGCCCTACAAGCGGCACCACATCCATGGCTGGCATCGGCTCAAAACCCGGCGGGATGGTGGGTTCTTTGGATGCGGCCGGGGCGGGCTGCTCCTCCCAGCCCATCAAGTAGGCGGGAGACACTCTCAGCCGTTTTGCAATTGCATCTACTTTATCTGTCGGTATGTTTGTTACAATGTTATTCTCATACTTATATACAGCTTGCTTTGATACACCAATGTAGTCAGCAAGCTCCTGCTGAGTTACATCTTGCTCCAATCTGGCTTGCCGGATGCGATCGCCTACAGTCATTGTGAGCACCTCCTTCAATGAGTATAGTATATCAAATAAACCGTTGGTTTACAATATTTTTAATCAAATTCGCAAAAATAACTTGACAGGTTACAAATATGATGATATTATACTCGTGACCTCACAAGTTACACCGAGGTTGTTTGGAGGTGAAAAAAGTGGTAAATGTCAATTTACTCAAGTCCTACATGGTAAAGGCGGGATATACGCAAAAAATGTTAGCTCAGGAGCTTGGTATTTCGGAACAGACCTTAACTCGCAAGCTCAAAAAGCGCGTTTTTGGCACCGATGAAGCCTCGAAGATTGTAGAGCTTTTGAGCATCGACAATCCGCAGGCCGTATTTTTTGGCCACTAAGTAACTTAACAAGTTACATTCCAAAGGAAGTCAACCCACATGAACGACATCACCCTATCCAACAAGGAGGTGAAGAAGATGAAGGAAACCAAAAAGCCCGGCGAGTCGCTGGAGACGGCAGACCGGGCGCAGGAAATTCAGCTTTCACAGCTGGACGACCGTATTCTCTGCCAAATAGATGAAACGGTTATCCAGAACGTGAAAGCCTACTCGTTCGCTCAATCCAGCAACGGGAAAGCGTTGCTGAATTTGAGCATTGAGGTCAATGCGGAAGTTGTGTCAACCACGATACAAGTGCAGAGGCAACCGCACTTGTAACCCATGAATGCCGTTCCATCGTTTCCGAAAACTTGGACAGCAGCCCCCGCTGTGGAGGAATTTGCTCATTCACAATCATTTCAACAAGGTCGATCAGCTTCTGGACTTGCTCCTTATCTGGCGCATTTTCAGCCTCTGCCCGATCACGCAGTTCACGAAAGCTCGTCTGATAGTTGATGGTTGCTGTGTTGGCTGTTCCAATTACAGAGCCATACGCTGTGCCGATATTGTAAATAGTGCTCTGGTGTTGTTCCGTTTCTTTCCGTTTTTTCTCGACCTCGGTCATATAGAACGCTTTTATTTGCTCCTGTTCCTTTTGGAAGTACGATGCCTGTGTTTCTGTGATATAAAGCCGTTCCTTTGCCGGATTGATAACAACATCATCTATTTTGATATCGGTCCCCGGGCGAAACCCAATATACCGGCGATTCGTTGCTTTTTCCCGATTTGGCAGACCCGGAACAGTCGCAACGATCTCACCGTTTCGCTCAATTTGCATATTCAAACCTTGCATCTCTAAAAAGCTCTCAAAAATCATTTTATCGCCCCCTTTCCTGCTCGATTATACCGCAGAAGGGATGCAACCACAACAAGGAGGTGAATCACCATGAAGAAGCCTTATCTCAAAATCAGTCGTCTGGCAGAAGACCAGGATCTCAACCAGGGCGCACTTGCGGCCCTGATTGGGGTAAGCTCCAACACGATGACCGCACGGCTCAAGGGGACACAACCTTGGAGGAGTGACGAGATCGTTATCATCTGCAGAGCACTGCACATTCCGCAAGAAAAAATCGGGGAGTATTTCTTCCCGGCAATCGCAAAGGAGGAAAAGACCGCATGAAAATCAAATCCCGCGTCTGGTACTGGCTGGCTGCTGCCAGCGGTGCCGTAAGTCTGCTGTACGGTATGGGCATCGAGGGTGGTGCACAGCTGGGCAGCTCCATCTCTGACAGCCAGTTCGTCACGGCCCTGTGCCTGGTTCTGGCAGCGGTAGCGTTCCTGCGGCTGGGCTTTGCCGCCCAGGATCGTGAACAGAACGCCCGCCGCTATGGCCGCGTTGACCGCACCCACGCCCGTACCGAAGAGCCGGACTACCGGCAGAACCGGAGGGGCGCATGAAAACAAAACGTCTAAAGAAGCTCCTGATGGGCATGGGCCTGAGCCGCAATCAGGCAAATCACATGGTCAAGGACCAGCGAGCCACCGGCTCCCCACGGGTCAGCAATGCACTCTATTACTATTATGCCAAAAGGTACATCTCCGAGTTAACGCCGGACTGGTTACCGCTTATCGAAAGCTTTGTACTCGGAAACGCAGAAGAGGATGCCGAGGACATCAACAAAAATGAGCCCGCCCGTGCTGGTAACACGGACGAGCCCAAAGGGTGATGGAATTCACAAGCCCCATCACCCTTGATGATATCACATCAGAAAGGATTTTACAAATGAAAGGTATTTTAGCCGAACCGGGCAAAGATCCGGTGATCGCGTCCCTGCCCGACAGCCTGTGGGCCATTGAGAACCGGCTGGGTACGCCCTGCGAGATGATCGTGCTGCCCCGCACCCCGGCGGTGCTGTTCGTGGGCCGGTACGATGGTCCCATCCAGCCCGCCAGCCTGCTCAACCGCACCTACCGGGGCCGCCAGCTTTACGGGCCCATCCTCTGCTACGGCTGGAAGGGCAACAACATCCAGCCCATGAACAAGGATGTGCAGACCGAGATGCTGGACCGCCTGAAGGGCACGGAGGTGAAAGTGTGACCACCTATATCTGCAAATGCGGACGGCGAGTGAAGAAATCCACCGATGCCAGTACCACTGGAAACCGCCTATCTGGTTACGCACCCGGCCATGAGTGCTGGGGATGCCCCTATGCCATGCCATACGGAGACTTTCAATGGGATGAAAGTGCTAGAACTGTCAGCCGGGAGACTCGGGGCTACGAGTGCCGAATGAGCAAGACCCTCACTTATGCGTCAGAGTTCGCTGGCTCTATCAAGGATAAATGCACCTGTCGAGTGCATAGTCTGGACTTCGACTTTCTGTCTCAGGTCTCCGCATGGATCAAAGACACTTATCCAGACAGAGAGATTTTCGGCTCATTTTCCAAAGATATTCGTGCATCGGACTATGGATCTGACGGGCGCTATTGCCTGACAATCACATGCACTCAGAATCTGAAAGGTGTTGCCGCAAAAAGAGAGCTGTTTGGTCAGTTTTTCAATCCGGATGGAAGCCGCAAGGACATGACACCGCAGCAGGAAATGAAAAAGATTCTTGCCGACATCAAAAAAGCAAAGGAGATTCTCTCATGTGCACCTGCCCAGAATGCGGATGCTGCTGTGACTACGGCAGAGAATGCTGTTCCGACTGCCACAGCGGCAACGCCGACCATCTCGGAGAGCGGGGCGGATGCAAGCGCATCGACCCCCGCGACATCCCTGCAGAACTGCGAATCGGCCCCTGCCGCATCGGCGGGCGGTTCTTCTGTATCAACAGCTGGTGCCATGCAGGACAAGCCCCTAACCACCGTGCCGGATGCGATGCGCCCGGCGTTTGATTATTCCGGCCTGACCGACCAGACCGTGGAGAACCTGCACTTCGCTGAGGACGAGTACCACCACGGCAAGCAGATGGCCGAGCGTGGCCTTGTGCACATGGGCAATGCCATTGCCGCCGCCCATGATGCGCTGTGCGGAGTTGTCCAATTGTTGGACAACTCAAAGCATGGCAATCGCGGGGATGATTCTTTTCGGGCATGGTGCTGCTCTATCGGCATCACCAAGTCAACCGCCTACAACCTGCTGCAGGTCTCTGCCCTGATGGACGGCAGCAGCCCCCGCCAGCGGGCCATTCTGGAAGCCCTGCCGCCCACCCTGCTGTACGCCGTGGCAAAGCCCAGTGCCCCGCAGGAGCTAGTGGAGAAGGTCAAGAACGGTGAGGTCACCACGAACAAGCAGTATCAGGAAGCCCTTGCCCAGCTCAAAGCCGAAAAAGACCGTGCCGACACTGCCGAGGCCCGGTTAAAGAATTCCTGCATTGCAGAGCAGAACGCCTGGGAAGCAATGCAGAAGGCAGAAAATGCCCGGGATGCCGCCCTTGCGGATGTTCAGGGCCTGACCGAGCAGAACGCCAAGCTCCAGCAGAGCTACCACGATGCAGACGAAAGCCGCATTGCGGCCAACCTCCAGCGCCAGAAGGCCGAAGCCGAGCGTGACAGGGCCGAAGCCCGGGCAAGAAATGCCGAAGACGCTTTGAAAAAACAGCCCATCACCGCGGTGGTGGACAAAGAGGAAGTGACCCGACAGGCCAGAAAGCTTTTTGCCGATATGGCAAATGAAGAAGTGGACCGCCGGGCACACCAGCAGGCATACAGCATTGCGGCCGACATGACGGAAGAGCTGAAGGCCGACAAGGCCAGACTGCAGAAGAACATGGACGAGCTGAAGCAGCAGCTTGCCGAGGCGCAGGCCGTGGTTCCGGCTGATCTGGTCGCCGATAAGGAGACCGCCGACAGCTGTTACCTGAACATTGATGGCATCTGGGGCATGGCCCTGCCCTCGTTCCAGCGGCTCGTCGGCACCGGCGAGGACTTCAACCACGCCGCAGGCAACCTGCTCCAGCTGTGTGACCACATCCACGAAGAGCTGGTCAAAATGACCATCGCCAACGATAAGGAGACACTGTATGACTAACGAACTGACTGTCCGGGTGGAACGCCCGGTCATTCCGGCCATGAGCTGGAACGAGGAAGAGGTACAGAAGAATCTGGACGAGCTTCTGGCCACCTACACAGGCCGGGTGTACACCCCGGAATCCATCAAGGATGCCAAAGCCGACCGTGCCGCTGTCAACAAGTGGGACAAGCAGCTGGGGGATGCCCTCCGGGCCGCAAAGAAGCTTTACACCGACCCGCTGGAAGCCTTTGGCCAGCGCATCCGGGCCATGCAGGCCCAGTGCAAGCAGGTGTCCGGGGCGATCGATCAGCAGGTCAAGGCGGTGGAACAGGCCGAGAAGGAAGAAAAGCGCAGCAGCCTGATGCTGGTCTACCGGGACTGCATCGGGGAACTGGAACCGCTGATCTCCTTTGAGCGGCTGCTGATTCCTCAGTGGCTCAACAAGACCTACGACCTTGCCAAAGCATCCAAGGAGCTGCGCCTTGCCGTGGAGACCAAGCGGGAAGAGATCCGGCTCATCCGGGAGACCTGCGGCGAGGATGCCGAACCCTGCGTCACCGAGTATCTGCGGAATCTGAGCGTCAACGATGCTCTGCACGAGCACAACCGCCGGGAGAATGCCCGGGCGGCTCAGGCCGAAGCAGAGGCCCGGCGGCAGGCCGCAGAGCGGGCCAAAGCGTCTGCGCCGGTCGTTGTTTCTCCCACCGAGGAAGAGCGCCAGATCAGAGCAGAAGCGGCTCAGGCGGCGCAGGCCAGCGCTTTTGTGACAGCTTCCGGGCGGCTGGACTGCGAGGTATTGCAGCAGTTCGCCCTGCCTGGCACAGGCCTTGCACCTGCCCGCAAACGCTACCGCTTCTGGGTAGATTTCACCCCGGAAGACATCGAATGGTTCAAAGCCGAAGCTAAAAAGCGCGGCTTTGCATATGGTTCTGTAAAATAATTGGAGGATTTTACTTATGGCTTTTTCTCGTCCCGGCGCACCTGCGCCCACCATGTCCGCAAACACCACTGGCACCACCACCGCCGCCCGGATGACTGCAATGCAGCAGCGTGCCGCCCAGAGCGGCGCTCTGCAGGCTGCCAGCCCGGCCAAACCCGTGGAGATCACTTCTGCCGACGGCCAGCACATGACCGTCAGCTTCTCGGATGTCCGCAATTTCATCTGTCAGAAAGCCACCGATGCCGAATGCAAGATTTTCCTCGAGACCTGCAAGCAGTACCGCCTGAATCCCTTTACCAAGGAAGCCTACCTCATCCACTACGATAACAACAGCGAGGACACCCCCAGCACCATCGTTCTGGGCAAGAACTGCTACCTGCAAATGGCAGAGCGCCACCCCAGCTATGACGGCTTCGAGGCCGGGGTCATCATCTTCGATAAGGTGGCCGGGGAGTACCAGAAGCGGGAGGGTTCCATCGTCTACGAGGACGAGGAACTTCTGGGCGGCTGGGCCAAAGTCTATCGCAAGGACCGCACCCGCCCCAGTTACGAGGAAGTGAAGCTGACCGAATACGACACCGGCAAATCTCTGTGGAAGGGCAAAAAAGCTACCATGATCCGCAAGGTTGCCCTTGTCCATGCCCTGCGGGAAGCATTCCCCTCCACCTTCGGCTCTCTCTATGACGAGAGCGAGGTCCATGTGGATGCTGAGTCCACCGCCGTGGAGCTGGACGAGGCCGGACAGGTTCCGGCTCCACGCTGGACCCGCATCAAGGAAGCTGTTGAACAGGCCGATGCTCTGACCGTGGAGGACGCTGACAGCGCAGACGACCCCTTTGCCGGGGGTGATGAATCGTGATCCTGACCCACAAGACCGGCGTACTTCTCCACGGAACTCTCGCCAAAGACCCTGTGCTCAAGGACGTGGGACAGAAGCAGGTACTCAAGTTTGACGTGAAGGCACACAGCGTCAAGACCGGCACCGGCAACTGGGAGGGCCTGTATGTTCAGGTCAACGTCTGGCACGGGCTGGACAAGTGGGACGGGCTGCTGCTGAAGGGCGATGCCGTCACTGTCTTTGCCCGGGAGCTCAAGAGCCGGGAGTATAACGGCAAGACCTATTACGACGTGGATGCCGACGACATTCAGCCTGGCGGCATGGTGATCTTCCGGTGGATACAGAACCTCATTGACCTTTGCACAGAGGCCCCGGCACCGCCCGAACCAGCGCTCACTCAGGAGCCAACGCCCTTTGATGAGCCTGCCCCGGTGCAGACCAGCCTTTCTGGCGGGCAGATGTATCCCGGCGAAGACCTGGCCGACTATGCTCCCCGCGCCTCTCAGGCGGCAGCGCCTGCCGGGCCCGCCGCAGGCACCCCGGAAGCAGATGCCCTCATCGACGATGATACGGATGACCTGCCGTTTTAACCACACCAGAAAGGAGTTCAGACCGTGGGCATTGACCCATCCCGTGGCTTTGTTGCCTTTCCCCGCGGTCTGACTGACTGGGAATGGTATTCAGAGCCCAACACTGCCCGCCTGTTTTTCCACCTGCTACTCACCGCCAACTGGCAGGAAAAGCAGTGGCAGGGCATTAGCATCAGGCCCGGACAGCTGGTCACAAGCCAATCTCAACTGGCAAAACAGCTTGATTTGAGTGTTCGGAACATCCGGACAAGCTTAGAGCATTTACAGGCGACAGGCTATCTGACAGTCAAAACAGGCTCAAAATACAGCATTGTCACGATAGAAAACTATGCTTCGCTTGTTGGCAGTGACAGGCAAAGTGACAGGCAAGCGACAGGCAACCGACAGGCTGCCGACAACAACTTAACAAGTCTAACAAACCAACAAGCTAACAAGTCGTCGTCTGCGGCTGCGCCGGAGCCGACCGGACGACCGACGACCTCACCCTTGGTATCAGAGTTTGAACAGGATATCGGCAAGCTGAGTGCCTCCGGGAAAAGAGAGCTGACAGGATACGCTGACCGACTGGGCGAGGAACTGGCGCGGGTGATCCTGCGCAAGTGCATTGATGCCGGGGCACATAGCTGGGCCTATGTGCGGAAGGCTCTGATCGAGGCCGAAACCCAAGGCTGTAGGTCTGCCGAGGAGTACCGCATGACGAACCCCATTGGAGCAGGACGCAATAGGCGGGTGGACAGGCCGGAGCCCAGCGGGAATGATTTTCTAAAAAACGCAGCCCGTCGCCGTCCGCTCACCAAGAAAAAGGAGGATTCCAATGTACCGGAACCATGAGCACTACCCCGACCCGACAGCTGGCCGGGCATTGGGCAGCCTCCGACGAAAGGAGAACCAATTGAACACCGGAAAACAGTTCGAGGCAGACTGGAAAAGCTCCATGCCGAAGGATGCTTGGTGCTATCGACTGAAAGACAGCGCGGCCACCTATTACGGCGGCAACGAGAACCTGAGCTTCTCCATTGATAACATCTGCGACTTCGACGTGTACCGCTACCCCATGCACCATTACTTCGAGCTCAAGACCATCGAAACGCCCAGCATCCCACTGGAAAAGATCCTGGGCCGATTCGACCGGGAGCGGCAGAAGTACCACAAGCTCAAACACATCACCGATATGGCCCACGCAGCATCCTTCAAGGGCCAGACCGCCCATGTGGTCATCAATTACCGGGGCAGGGTCAACCGCACCTTTGCCGTTCCGGCCAGCGCTGTGCTGGAGTACATGCAGACCCAGACCCGCAAAAGCATCCCGTGGCAGTGGGCCGCCCTCAATGGCATTGAGGTGGAGCAGCACCTGCTGCGCGTTCACTGGCGGTATGACGTGGAAGGGCTACTGAGGGTACTGGAAGGAGGGAGTACAGAATGACCTATATCCAAAAATGTGAGTGGCTGAAGCTATATCAGGTATCACTTCGCCGCCAGAAAATTCTTGTCCGGCGTATCCGCGAAGCGAAAGACCAGGCCGAAAGCGTCACCCAGGCACTCAGCCCTATTGTCAGTTCTGGATGTTCTGGCGATAAGACTGGCCGCGCCATTGAAATGATGGATGCCTACCAACACCAGCTGTGCCATGAAATTCAGCGCAGTCAGGAGTTGTGTTACACCATCCGTAAGGTCATCGCAGAACTCGAAGACCCTCTTCTGGTAGACCTTTTGGAACTGTGCTACATTGATGGCCTGCATCGTGGACAGGCTGCTGACAGACTCCGCGTCAGTGACCGACATTTTCGTCGTCTACATCGGCAGGCTGTGGAGGCCCTGAACATTCCAATGAATGCCATTCCTCCGCAATTATGGCCGCGCATGTCCGCTTAACTGTGTTATAACGATACCATCGGCAAAGCCGAAAGGCAGACCGATGCCATAGCAGCTTCCAGAATGTGCCTGTCCGACATCACGTTCTGCGAGCTGCTTCTATTATGCCGCCTGAGCGCAATGTGGTGCGCGTTCACGAATGTAGTCGTGGAAGGTTCGATTCCAAGGGCGGTTCCAATTCGCCGCCGACCCCGTAGGCGGTACAGCCTGACGCATGGGGCTACATACTCCCCACCGGAAGCTCATGTGGTGGGTGGCGGGATCTCCTTGCCCGCCCTCTGACCTCCCCACATACGCCGGAGGCACCGGAATCCACAGGCGGGTTTCAGGTATTTTTCCGCTGGATGTGCGTCAATTGCCCTGCATGGAAACATGCAGGGATTTTTTATGCTATTTTCTGCCGTCCTGAGGGGCGGCTTTTTTGTACCCTGACAACGAGAGAGGTGGTGACGTGTCGAATGAAAAGAATCTCATTCCGTTCAATGAACGAACGGAGAGCGAACAGAGAGAGATCGCCCAGAAGGGCGGCATTGCATCCGGTGCGGCCCGCCGCCGCAAACGATCCATGCGTCAGGCGGCTGACTACTACCTGAGCCTGCCGGAGACCGACCGCCGCCGGGTGAACGCCATGCTCCGGGATCAGATCGAGCCTGAGGACGTGGACAACCAGATGGCCGTCATCGTAGGCATTGCAGAGCAGGCCAAGAGGGGCAACCCTCAGGCGGCCACCGTCCTGCTGAAGATGCTGGGCGAGGAGACCGTGCAGGAGAACCCGGCAGCGGATGCGCTGGAATCCGCCCGCAAACTGCTGGGAGGGATAGACAGTGCCATTGACTGAGTTTCAGCAGGAGTACCTGCGCAACTGTTCCCACCGGTGGAACGTCAAGACCGGGGCCACCCGAAGCGGCAAGACCTACCTGGACTGCGCTGTGACCGTCCCGAAGCGGATCTGCGCGGCCCGGGGCGAGGGTTTGCTGGTGCTCATGGGCAACACCCTGGGCACACTGGAGCGCAATGTGCTGTCCCCGATGCGGGAGCTCTGGGGCCCCGACCTTGTAGGCGTGATCCGCACCTCGGCAGCAGGCAACGTGGTACAGCTGTTCGGCAAGAAGGTCTATGTCCTCGGCGCTGACAACAAGAAACACATCGCCCGCATCCAGGGCGCTGCCTTTGAGTACGTCTACGGTGACGAGATCACCACCTGGGACGAAGGCGTGTTCCAGATGCTGAAAAGCCGCCTTTCCTGCCCCCACTCCCATTTTGACGGCACCTGCAACCCGGAAAGCCCCACTCACTGGTTCAAGAAGTTTCTGGACAGTGACGCTGACATCTACTGTCAGGCGTATACCATCGACGATAACCCTACACTTCCGGCCCAGTTCGTGGCCGATCTGAAAAAAGAATACACCGGCACGGTCTACTATAACCGCTTTATCTTGGGGCAGTGGATGGCCGCCAACGGCGTGATCTACCGCCTGCTGGCCGACAGCCTTGCCGCCGGAGATGGGCGTTTTTTCTGGCCTGTGGACAAGCCGCTGCACCCGTGGCGGGTGCGCATTGGGGTGGACTTTGGCGGCAACGGCTCCAAACACGCCTTTGTGGCAACGGCCATCCTGCCGGGCTATTCCGGCGTGGTGGGGCTGGCATCCCAGCGCATCGACCCTGTGGCGCAGGATGCCGACTTTCTGGCCGACCGACTGCTGGATTTCTGCATAACTGTCTTTGCCCGCTGGGGCGAGATCCAGTACATCTTCTGCGATTCCGCGGAGCAGACGCTGATCAATCACATCCGGGCCCGGCTCCGGCGCTGCAAACTGAGTTGGCTAGCCGACCGGGTGGAAAACAGCGCCAAGATCCGCATCAATGACCGCATCCGCCTGACCTGCATCCTGATGGGCGGCGGGCGGTTCTGGTTGCTGCCAGAGGCTTCCACCCTCCGGGATGCCCTTGCCACGGCCCTGTACAGCGGCAAGCACCCCGGCGTGGACGAGCGGCTGGATGACGGCAGCACCGATATCGACACATTGGACGCTTACGAGTACACTATCGAGCGCGATTTCAAGAGGTTGACCAACACATGAACATCACCGCATTTCTGAACTACCTGAACAAGACGCGCGGGTGGGCCATCGATACCGACTACTACGGCTACATCGAGACCTGGCGGCAGTGGTGGCAGGGCAGCGTGCCCAAGGTGCACACCCGTGCCGCTGAATACGCAAACGGCACCAAGAAGCGCCCTATTGCCTCCCTGCGGATGCCGAAACGGGTCTGCGAGGACTGGGCGAATCTCCTACTGAACGACCGCACCACCTTCCAGATCAAGGACGCTGCCACCGCGTCCTATCTGCTGGGTGACGATGAGCAGCAGGTGGGCGGCCTGCTCCGGGAGCTGCACTTCTGGCGCAATGCCAACGCTCTGGTGGAACAGGCCTACTGGTCCGGCACCGGTGCCTTTGTGCTGAGTGCCGAAAACCTGACTGTCGTGAACGGAAAAGCTGTCCCCGGCCCGGATACCCGCCTGAAGCTGGACTATGACCCGGCTTCCTGCATCCTGCCCTTGCGAGTGGAACGGGGCATCGTGACCGAAGCAGCCTTTGTCTCCGAGTGCATGATGGAGGGTAAGCCCGCGGTCTATCTGCAGACCCACACCGGCAACGAGACCCGGCGCACCATCCGCAACGAATGGTTCCGGGTAACGGATGGAGTTTCGGGCGCTCCGGTGTTTGAAGCGCTGCAGGCCCCGCCGGGTACGGCAGAAAGCATCACGGTGGAGGGTTCCCCGCCCTGGTTTGCCCTGTTCAGCCCGGCAGCAGTCAAGAACCTTGACGGCGGCACAGGGCTGGGCATGAGCGTCTTTGCCGAAGCGTTGGCCGAGGCCCAGGGCATCGACCTTGCCTTTGACAACTACCGGGAGGATATCCGGCTGGGCCACAAGAAGATCTTCTACTCTGCGGACATCTGCCGCAAGGTGGTGGATCAGGAGGGCGTGGAGCATTCTATTCCACCCGATGACGATGTGCAGAGCCAGTTCGTCACCCTGCCCCAAAAGGAAGGGAGCCTCGACCAGTCCAGCGAATACCACGAATACAACCCCGACCTGCGGGTGGATTCGAACCACAAGGCTGTGCAGGATATGCTGAACCTGTTCAGCTTCAAGTGCGGCCTGGGCTGTCATCGGTACAACTTCGAGCTGGGCAATGTCACCACGGCCACCGAGTACAACGGCAGCCGTCAGGATCTGGTGGCCAGCGCCAACAAGAACCAGATCCCCATTGAGGGGGCGCTGGTGGGCATCGTGCTGGCCATCCTGTGGGCGGCAAAGAACCTGCAAGGGGCAGCGGTGGACCCCGACACCCCAATCTCTGTGGACTGGGACGACAGCTACATCACCGATGCCGAGACCCGGATGAGCCAGATGCGGGACGATGCCCTGAGCGGCCTTTTGCCCCGGTACAAGTATCTGTCTGCCCGGTACGGGGTCAGTGAAGAGGATGCCCGCAAGTTGGCACAGGAAGCTGCTGACGAAAGCAAGCAGCCTGAGCTGAGCTTCGGGGGTGCCTGATGCTGTCTCCATCTTATCTTGATTCACTTCCAAATAATTTAGTGCTTTTATTTCAGCAGGTCGAGGACGATATCCTGCGGGACGTGGCCCGGCGCATCTCCAAAATGGAAGCCCTGACCCCCACGGCCAACTGGCAGCTGTGGCGGTATGAACAGACCGAAGCCCTCCGGCAGAGCGTGGTGAAGAAGCTGGCTCGGTACACCGGCAAGAGCGAAGCCGAGATCCGGCGGCTCATGCAGGAAGCGGCCACCCGGGCCATGGAAGCCGAGGACGAGATCTACTATCACTACGGCAAGGAGCCCACACCCTTTGCCGACAATGCCACCCTGCAGGCCCTGCTCAACGCTGGCTACCAGCAGACGGCGGGAACCTTCCACAATTTGACTGCCACCACGGCCAACACCGTCAGCGGCCAGTTTGAAGCCGCTCTCGACCGTGCCCATCTCAAGGTGAGCAGCGGCGCGTTCGACTACAAGAGCGCCGTCAAGAGCGCGGTGGACAGTCTGGCCGACACCATGAAGTACGTCACCTACCCCACCGGCCACACCGACACGCTGGAGGTTGCCGCCCGCCGGGCGGTGCTCACCGGGGTCAACCAGACCGGTGCAAAGCTGCAGGTGGCCCGGGCCGATGAGATGGGGGTTGAGTTCTTCGAGACCACGGCCCACGGCGGGGCCCGCCCTTCCCACGCTGAGTGGCAGGGCAGGCAGTTCCACCGGGGCGGCGCTGTGGACTACATGGGCAAGCATTACCCGGACTTCGAGTCCGCCACCGGCTACGGCACCGGCGCAGGGCTTTGCGGCTGGAACTGCCGTCATACCTTCTTTGCCATCTTCCCTGAGCTGGGTGCACCGCCTGCGTGGACGCAGGAGAGCTTGGAAGCCCTCAACGCCCGGGACATCGAGTACAACGGCGGCAGATACACCCGGTACGAGATCAGCCAGATGCAGCGGGCCCGGGAACGCACCGTGCGCAAGTACAAACGCCGGTATCTGGCTGAGGATGCCGCCGGGGCCGACACCACCGCCAGCGCGGTAAAGCTCCGGCAGGCCCGTCAGGAGCTGTCTGACTTTATCAGCGCCACCGGCGGCAGGGCGGACAGCGCCCACACCAGCGTGGCAGGCTTTGGCAGAAGCCAGAGCAGCCGGGCAACGTGGGCGGCGAAGAAGCTTGATTCAATGTTGCCCAACCAGCGTGGCAGCGGTGGCTCCTCCGGACAAAATGGCGAGACGATTCACAAGTTTCTGGGAAAGGTCGATCTGAGCGATACCAGACGTGTGGAAGCACTCAAGGATTCTTTCTGCAGCAAGTACGCCAGTTCCAAAGTTGAGAATATGATGGTTATCACAAAAGATGGTGAAGTCCATTATATGACCGATAACAACCCCAGAGGGGTTGACTGCTCGTATCTGGGTGGTAAACTGAAAGGGAGCTACAACATCCACACGCACCCGCCAGACACGACCCAGTATTCTTTCAGCACGGATGCAGACATCCCGGCGGCATTTGCCGACGGCACCCGCATCATGGAAGCTGTGGACTATAAATACAGGTATCGCTTTGTAGTTCCTGAAAATATCACTTTTGAACAGTGGGACCGCGCCAGAAGTGACGTACAAGACCATGCACTGCAGTACATGGCCGAGCGCGGAATGAGCGTTGCTGACATTGAAGAAAACGAGTTGCACGTTATCATTGAGGAAACCTGCAAGCAGCTTGGCGTGACTGGTTATAGTCGCTGGGAGGTACACAAATGAGCTACACCAAAGAGCAGATAGACCAATTGTGGAAGGAAAGTGTAAGGCGGGAGCGTAGCCTTGTTGCAGAGTACAAAAGAACACATTACATTCCGAGCCGTGCTACGATTTCCACGCCTGAAATTGATGCCGAACGAGCTGAACAGAAGCGTTTATATGGCGAGTATTGCAAATTAATTTCGAACAAAAAGGGTTGAGGTGTTATCATGGAAGATTTTCGTATCATCTACCGCATTTTGAAGTATTTGCAGCAAAGCATGGACTTTGAGGAGTTCGATTGCGCTGGTTTTACTGCCGAGCGCTTCGGTACGAATCCGAACCGGTTTCAGGCACTTTTGATTCAGCTGCAGAAATCAGGTTACATTGAGGGCCTGAACATCGTTCGCTACATTCGCCAGCCGGAGCGCATCGAGCCGCCCATGGAACCGCATATCACCTTGCAGGGGCTTGAATATCTTCAGGAAAACAGCCTGATGAAAAAGGCCGCTGCATTTGCAAAGGGTGTTAAGGAAATCGTCCCCGGCATCTAACAACCAAATACCGCAAGCGTCTTTGCCCAGCCGGGCAGGGGCGCTTTTTTCATGCCGTCTTAGCTCATTCTGGAAGAGCGCCGGTCTCCAAAACCGGAAGCGGGAGGTTCGATGCCTCCAGACGGTGCCATCGCAGAGGGCAGTGCGTACCCTGCCCACAACCGAACACGGACGGAGAACCGTGTCACCAAACCGTGGTTTCACCAACAGAAAGGAGTTTTTCCACCATGAAGCGTGAAGACGTGAAGAACAAGATCCCCGGCATTACCGAGGAGCAGCTGAACTGGATCATGGCCGAGAACGGCAACGATGTCAACCGGGAAAAGACTGCCGCCGAGCAGTACAAGACCCAGCTGGAAAACACCCAGGCTCAGCTCAAGACCGCCCAGGACGGCCTTGCCGCCTTTGACGGCAAGAAGAAGCCCGAGGAATACGAGGCAGACATTGCCAAACTCAAGGGCGATATACAGGCACAGGCTGATGGCTTTGCCTTTGACAATGCCCTGAACACCGCCATTCTGGGAGCCAAGGGCCGCAGCGTCAAGGCGGTCCGGGCACTGCTGGATCTGGATGCCCTCAAGGGCTCCAAGGACCGTTCCACCGATATCTCCAAGGCTCTGGAAGAAGCCGCCAAGGCGAACCCCTGGGCCTTTGGCGAGGCGGCAGAAGGCGGCGCTGGTTCCGTTCACGTTTCCAGCGGCAAAGAGCACGGCACCCCGCCCGCCGGGGACGTTGATCCCGTGACCGCTGCCTTCAAGGCGATGAACCCCGATATCAACATCGAATGAGAGAAAGGATATTCTTATGGCACATGAAGCACAGGTCCGCTATTCCAATCTGGTCGACCTCAAGCTGCGCAAGACGCTGGTGAAGAAAGTCGGCGTGATCTGCAACAACCGCTACGAGGGCAGCCCCAAGGCAGGTTCCGTCAAGGTTCCCGTCCGTGACACCGAGGTGGTGGTGAACGACTACGACAAGGCCAAGGGTGCAAAGCAGACCAGCGGTGACACCACCTACCTCACCGTCAACATCGACCACGACAAAGCCGTGAATGAGATCATCGATGGTTTCGATGCAGAGAGCGTTCCCGGCAATCTGGTTGCTGACCGCCTGGACAGCGCCGGTTACTCTCTGGGCCTGCAGATGGATTCTGACGGCTCCGTGGAGCTGACCACTGCAGGCACTGCCTTCGGCAATACCACCGCCCTGACCGAAAAGACCATCTACGCCAACATCGTGGATGCACGCACTCAGCAGTCCTCCATCGGCGTGCCCACCGCAGGCCGCTGGCTGCTGGTCTCCCCGGACACCTACGGCCTGCTCCTGAAGAGCCCCGAGTTCATCAAGGCTTCCGACCTGGGCGACGCGGTCGTTCAGACCGGCGCTGTGGGCAAGATCGCAGGCTACACCGTGTTCGAGGATTCCACCCTGGGCGAGAATGTGGAGTATGTGGCCGGTCATCCCAACTGGTTCGCCGTCATCGATGAGTGGGCCGTTCCCGTCCACCTGCAGGATCTCTCCGGCTCTGGCGATTTCATCGGCGCATCTGCCGTGCAGGGCCGCAAAGTCTACGCCTACAAGGTCACCAAGGGCCAGACCATTCTTGTTAAGAAGAAGGTCGCAGCATAAGGAGGCCCCCATGCTTTACTGCACCTACGACCAGTATCAGACAGCGGGCGGCACGCTGGACGAGGCCGCATTCACGCCGCTGTGCTTCCGGGCCTCGAAGCTCATTGACCGGGCCACCTTTGGCCGGGCAGAGTCCCACGCCGGGGTCTGTGCCGGGTGCGCAGCCCTGTTGGCCGATGCTTGCGTCCAGATCGTCGATGCCATGAGTGCCGCACAGAGTGCCTGTGCCGTACCCGGGGCTTCCAGCGTGTCCAACGATGGCTACTCTGTCACCTTCGCCAGCGGGGCGCTTTCTGAACGGCTTGCAGCGGAAGCGCAGGGCATCCTCTCCAACGCACTGGGCAATGACCCCCACGGCCTGCTGTATCGGGGGTGTTTCTGATGCAGTGCAGTGTTACCGTTGTGAACCTCATCCACGACACCTCCACCGAGACCGACCGGCCTGTCTGCCACGTCATCACCGGGTGCAGCTGGCGGGAGAAGCTGGACACCTCCGGCGGTGACCCCCAGCGGACTGTCCACGTCCGGCTGCCCCCTGCCGCCGGGTATCTGCCCTATTTCCAGTGGGCAAAGCTTCCGCCCGAGGAAAAGGCCGCACACTGGACGCTCAAGCGGGGCGGCAAACTCATCTGCGGCGCTGTCCGCAGCCTGACCGAGGCCGAGTATGCCGCCCTCGAGAACACACACATCTGCTGCACGGTGGCGGCGGTCTCCGATAACCGGGAACCGCTGCTGCCGCATTTTCATGTAGAGGGGAGCTGAGAGGATGAGCACGCCCGTTATTGACCTGAAGCTCAGGTTCCGGCCCGGCTTTCAGGCCGAGATGGACAAGGGCTTTCAGAAGGTCCAGTATGCGTTCTCCCAACAGGTAGCCAAAGCTGTGGACCCTTATGTGTCCTTCGATACCGGCACGCTGAAGAACAGCGTCAACCAGGCATCTGACTTCAAGGGCGGAAAGCTGGTTTATAACACCCCGTATGCCAGGCGGCAGTATTACCTGCACACGCAAGGGCAGGGGCTGCATGGGGAGAACCACCTGCGCGGCTCCTACTGGGGCCAGCGGGCCATTGCTGACCACAAAGACGAACTGGTCCAGTTCGCCAAAAACGCCGCCCAAAAAGAGCTGGGAGGTGGAACGTAATGCCCAAAGCGTCCATTACGGCCCTGCGGGACTGGCTCAAGACCTGCCCGCTCATCGCAGAGGAGCAGGATGCCGCCGGTGCGGCCTTCCGCATTGCCGGACTGGAAGAGGAAGCCACCGCTTTTTCCATTGAGGACAGCCCCACCGACCCCATTGTGGAGAGTTACATCTCCGGGCGTGATCTGGCGAAGAATTACCTCTTCCTGTCCAGACGGGAGTTCGGGGAGACCGATGTGCTCACAATTGAGAACAGCGGCTTCTTTGAACAGCTGGCTGACTGGGTAATGGAACAAAATGACTGTGGCATCCTGCCTGACCTGAGCAAATGCGGGCACGGCAAGGAGGCTCAGAGCATTGAAGTCACCTCCACCGGCTACATCGTCACCGACGGCTCCGGAAGCTGCAAAATGCAGATGCAGCTCCGGCTCGTCTACTATCAACCCAAACTTTGAAAGGAGACCATCCTATGACTGTTTCCGAAACCCTGGCCGCGCTCAAGACCAAGAAGGGCATCGTGCCCAGCGCGGACTACTCCGGCACCGAAAAGGCCGATGATTTCATCTTTGCAATCCAGACCGATGCCTCCACCCAGACCAAGGAGAGCGACTGGATCGTGTTTGCAGAGCGTGTCAAGGAGCACTCCGGTGCCCTGAATGCTTCCACCGAGGACGTGGCCTATATCCGCGCAGGTACTGTCACCGAGAAGGGTGAGACCCAGCGCACCTTCTCCCTGAACGGAAACCGCTGCGTGGGCGACCCTGCGCAGGATTTCCTGCTCTCCCACAAGATCAAGTTCGGCTCCGGCACTGAGGTGGTTTTCCCTTATATCTACTTCAGCGCAAAGACCGGCAAGGGCGAGAAGGGCACAGCTGCCTTTATCGTCACTTCCGATGCAAGCGGCTCCGCCAGCAACTCCGCAGGTTTTGCCTGCGATGTGAAGGGTGTTGGCGTTCCGGCTGAGTTCGACTACCTGACCGTAGCCGCAGCAGGCTAACCCGATTTTCAATGATTCATACAGCCCTCGTTCCCGGTGAACGGGGGCCCTTTTTGTAACAGGAGGACTTCTATGATCATCAACGGCATTGAATTTGATTTTTCCACCCTGAACGCCAACGACGTGGATCGGATGCTGGCTGCACAGACCAGGCAGCAGGAACGTGCTCGGACGGAGGGCAGCCGCTACACTCCCGAGAGCGATTACCCTGCCTGGCTGCGCTTCCAGTGCCGCATCTTTATGGACTACCTGGACGAGGTTCTGGGCGAGGGTGCTTCTGAGAAACTGGGGCTGGACGGCAGCAACTTCAATGCCTGCCTGACGGTCAGCAAGGCCTTTGCCGAGGCCATGGCCGCAGAAAAGGCCAGTGTCAGCGCGCTGATCCACCCCACCGAGGAGCGGGCGCAGGTTTCGGCAGCACAGGCCATCCCTGCCCCCATGAACCGTGAGCAGCGCCGGGCCGCAGTCAAGGCACATCCCGCCGTGGTGGATTTCCGGGCACAGGAAGCGGCAAAGGCCGCCCGCCGTGCCCAGCTGAAGGCAGAGCTTGAGGCACTGGACAATGCATGACCTGCTGACGGACACCCTGCCTACCGAGTGGGAGGGCCGCGCCATCGACCCTGACTTCAGGCCCATGGTCTGGCTGCTGATCCGCACCCGCCGTGTCAAGACCAACGAGGACAGCGCCCGGCTGATTGCATCGGCCATCCCGCTCTTCTTTGTGGAGCCGATTCCGGTGGCGCAATATCCGGAAGCCTTTGAATCTCTGGTGCGCTTCTGCCAGGGCGGCGGCCCAGAGGACGAGGAACGCACCGGGACTGGCAGCGGCGACCCGCAGGACGAGCCTGTGCTGGACTACCGGTGCGATGCCGACTACATCGTGGGGGCCTTTCAGCAGGCCTACGGCATCGACCTGACTGCTGACAAGGTGCACTGGTGGCGCTTCAAAGCACTGCTGCACACCCTGCCGCCGGAAACGCCGCTGGGCAAGATCGTGGAGATCCGGGGCAAGGACACCTCCGGTATGGACAGGGCCGACCGAGACTACTACGAGACCCTGAAAGAGCGCTTCGCCCTGCCGGATGGGCTGAAGGGGGTGAAGCGGAACGAGACCCTGCAAGAGCACGAGGACGCTTTCCTCGACCGCTTCGGCTGATTCCCGCGCCCCGGTGCCCTGCCCCTTCTGCGGCAGAGCGCTGCCCGTGTGGGCGGCTCCCGAGGCCTGCGCCCACGGTTTGTGGGTAAAATGCAAAAACCCCGCATGTAAGCGGGAGGTAGAAATCAAGTTATAGCAGCCTGTGCCCCTGTGCCCGCGCTCCGATTGAGAGGTGGACACAGTGGCATTTGATTTTAGCGTTACCGGCAACACCAAGTTGGACACCAGCGGCTTCACGCAGGGTGTCAGCAGCATGACCGTCGCCGCCGGAACGCTGATAGCAGACCTGGTAAAGACGGCCAGCAGCCAGCTGACGAATCTTGCCCAGAGCACGATCCGGAACGGCTCCGTCTACGAGACATCGCTTGCCAAAGTCGGAACCATCGCCGATCTTGGCAAGCTTTCGATCCAGAAGCTGGGCAGTCAGATCACGGACATGTCCAACACCATAGGCATTGCGGCCACGGATATTGCTGAGGCTACCTACCAGGCCATCAGCGCCGGGCAGGACACGGCCAACGCTGTGGAATTTGCAGGCCAGGCAGCGAAACTGGCAGCCGCCGGTTTTACCTCCACGACCTCCGCCGTGGATATCCTGACCACTGCCCTGAACGCCTACGGCTTGAGCGCCGACCAGGCGACCCACGTTTCGGATGTGCTGCTGACCACGCAGAACCTTGGCAAGACCAGCGTAGACGAACTTTCGTCCAGCATGGGCCGTGTCATCCCGCTGGCTGCTGCTTACAATGTCAGCGTAGAAAACCTGTCCAGTGGTCTGGCCGTGATGACCGCCAACGGTATCGCCACTGCCGAGGCGACAACTTACACAAAATCCATGCTGAACGAGCTGGGCGACACCGGGTCCAGCGTCGGCAAGATTTTACAGCAGCAGACCGGCAAGAGCTTTGCCCAGCTGAGTGCTGACGGCAAGAGCCTGGGCGATGTGCTGCAAGTGCTGTATGACAGCGTGGGTGGTGACAGCACCGCCTTTGCCGGGCTATGGTCCAGCGTGGAGGCCGGAACCGGCGCTCTTTCGCTGGCATCTGGCGGCGCGGACAAATTCAACGGCGTGCTGGCCCAGATGGTGGACAGTGCCGGAGCGACCGACACCGCCTACCAGACCATGACTGACACCTTCCAACACAGCATGGAAAGTCTCCAGACAACGGCAGAGAACCTGAGTATTGACCTGTTCGAGGCCATGGAGCCGGGCCTGATGGAAGCCGCCAACTGGGGCACCGACTGCCTGAATACCCTGACGAGCGCTCTGAATGAGGGCGGCCCGGCGGCCATGCTGGACGCAGCCAGCGGCATTCTGGAAAATCTGACCGCAGGTGTTGTTCAGAAGATTCCCGGGCTGGCATCGGCAGCAACTCAGGTCATCACCAAGCTGGTGCAGTATCTTGCTGACCATCAGGACGAGATCTTCGATGCAGGCATCCAGCTGCTGGAACAGCTCATCATCGGCATCACCGACAACCTGCCCCAGCTGATCACAGCAGCAGCGGAATTGATTGCAAAGTTCTCTGCCGCGCTGATCTCCCATCTGCCCGACCTTCTGAACTGCGGCGCGGCTCTTCTGACCACACTGGTAGACGGCATTCTCCGCAGCATTGAGAATCTGGGCGAAGCCGCCCTTGCCTGCATCGCCAAGCTGACCGGCGTGTGGGACGGCAGTATGGATGATTGGGGCCACATCGGCGAGAACATCGTCACCGGCCTGCTGAACGGCATCACCGGGATGTGGGACACGCTGCTGTCCACAGTCAAGGGCAAAGTCAACGGCATGGTGAGCACCGTCAAGAACGTGCTGGGCATCCACTCGCCCTCGAAGGTGTTCACTGAGATCGGCGAGAACGTCACACAGGGCCTTGTCAACGGCATCAACACCGGGGCCCCAGCGGCAGAGCAGGCCATCCAGAACATCGCCCAGACCCTCAACGACTACGGCCCGGATTTTGCCACCGTAGGGGCCACCATCACGGAACAGTTCCGCACCAAGCTCACCGAGGGCTGGGCGCAGATTCAGTCCGACATCCAGACGGATGCGCTGGGGGCCATCGAGACGCTGGCAACGGCCCTCAAGGATGGCGACCTCGAGAGCCTGGGCCTGTGGGCTGCCAGCTATTTCTGGCAGGCCTGCACCAAGGAACAGCAGGCGCAGATCAACTCCATCGCCATGGGAGCCCTGAACCAGCTGGGCAGCGCCCTTTCCGGCGTGTTCGGGAACCTGAGCCAACTGGCCATGGGCCTGGTGGCGCAGTTCGTGCCCGCCGCAGCCAGCGCAACCACGGGCCAGATTGCCCTGAACACCGCCATGGACGCAAACCCCATCCTCTTTGTCATCTCCCTCATCGGGATGCTGGTGGGGGCTCTGCTGAACTTCTCCGGCAAAAACAAAGAAGTAGCCAACGGCTTCCAGTCCGTCTGGGCGGGTGTCGAGGACTTTATGAGCTACATCTTCGAGGGCCTGATGCGCATCGTGGCGGCGGGCATCGAGGGCTTTATTATCCTCATCAACGGCCTGATCGCGGCCTATAACAGTGTCGCGTGGCTCTATGGCGGCACCATAGACTACATCAGCAACCCCGCCTGGGACTACGCCAACAAGATCGCTGCTGACCGCAAGGCCCGGCAGGAGGCGCGGAAAAAGCAGCAGGAAGCTGCCAACAACCCCAGCAGCTCCGGCACCTCCACCAACTCCCAGAAGGTCATCGAGAGCATGACCGACACCAGCAAGACCACCAGAGCAGACGGCAGCACCGTGACCACCAAGGTGCTCACCGAGAAGCTGCAGGATGAGACCGGCAAGATCACCCAGAGGGTGACCAAGACCGTCACCGAGGCGGGTACCAAGCTGGTGGACGGCGTGGAGCGCTCCTACAAGACCGTGACCACCTATGTGGACGGGGTTCAGACAAAGTTGGAGCGCAGTTTGGATGACATCGCCAAGACCACCACAGGCACAAAACCCGGCTCCACCACGCCGACGGCCCCCACCCCGGACAAAGACCTGACCGACGCTGTGGAGGCCAACACCGAGGCCCTGCTGGCCGCAAACAGCAAGCTGGCCGAGATGGTGCGGCAGGCCAACAGCCTTGTCCTCAGTGACAACATGGCCATCAGCCGGTCTGTGGCCGCATCCGGCACGGCACAGGTGGCCGCAGCCGCCAACAACTACCACCGGGAGGGTGACACCAACATCATCCAAAATATCTACTCCAAGGCCCAGACGGCGGCAGACCTCCAGCGGGAAGCCCGCTGGGAAGCCGACCGGGCCAAGGCCCAGAAACGATGAAAGGAGGGCTCCACAATGCCATTCAGAAAAGACCATTTGCAGCTGGTCACGGATGCCGGGGCCACTCTCGACATCGGGTGGGCTTACGGCACGCCCTACTCCCTCGACCCCATCAATGGCGTAGACGTGGACGTGCAGACCGCACAGGGCGTGAACCAGGTGGGCGTGAGCGTGGAGCGCCAGAGCGTGGCCGGGGTGAGCCGTGAGCTCATCATCCACTGCCACAGCTCCCACGGCGATGCGGATGCGGAATTACTGCTGGAAAAGCTGCCCTATTTCACCAGCGGCACAATGTATCTTGTGGATAAATTCTTCTGCCGTTTTGTGCTTTCCAAGACCCCCTACACAAAGAGCATCCACCCCTACCCGGTGCTGGATTTCATGCTCTTCTGCCCGAAACCCTTCTGGTACGACCTAACCGCCCAGAGCTTCTGCATCAACGGCTTTGTGCCCAGTTTCAGGCTACCCATCAATTACAGCACGCCCCACCGGTTCGGCGTGCGCACCTCCGTCGGCTGGCTGAATGCCTATAACCCGGGGGCGCTGAGCGTGCCCTTCACGGCCACCCTCAAGAGCGACGGTGCGGTGGTCAACCCGTGCGTGCTGAACATCGTCACCGGCCAGAGCATCCGCATCCTGACCACCCTGACCCCCGGGCAGGTCATCGAGATCTACCGCACCACCACCGACAAGCTGGCAGTCAAGCGGACAGAGGATGGCACGGAGGAGAACATCTTTTCTTTGCTGGATGAAGATTCTGACCTGCTGGAGCTGGCTCCGGGGGACAACTTGCTCAAGGCCACCGCCGACAGCGGCGAGACCAGCCTGCAGGTGACGGTGCGCTTTTATCCCATGGTGAGCGGTATTCTGCCGGAGGTGATCTCGTGACACTGGATGTTTTGGATGAACTGACCCTCGCCCGGCTGGGCCGGGTGGAGGTGTGGGTAAGCCTTTACTGGGACGAGCCCTACAACACCGAGGGCGAGTTCACGTTGGAGGTGCGCCCCACCGAGGAGAACCTGTCCCTGCTCCGGGAGGGCCGCTGGCTGCGCCGCAGCGACAGCGATGTGCCCATGCGCATCTGCCACCGGAGCAACGAGAACACCGACAGCAATCTGTTGGTCACCGGCTTCCCGGGGACGTGGATCTTCACAAAGCGAGCCGGTACCGCCATCGTGAAGAACGAGAACGCCGAAGCCGCCATGCGCAGGCTGGTCAGCGCAATGCAGCCATGGCCAAAGCTAGAGCTGGGCACGCTTGTGGGCTTTGACACCACCTACACTGCACAGACCTCCGGCGGCAGTATCATGGACTACCTGATGACCATCGGCGCGGCTTGTGATCTGGGCTTCCGGGTGCGGCTGGCAGGCAAAAACGCAGACAAGAAGCTGCTGTTCGAGGTCTACCGGCCCACCGCTGACCCAAACAACAGGTTCAGCACAAAGTGGGGCAACCTGCAGCAGGCTGCGTGGGCCTTTGGCGACAGCGACTACGCCAACGTTGCCATCGTGCAGGGCGCTGGCGAGGGCGAGAACCGGGCCACCGTGACCGTGGGCCTGACGGATGCCACCGGAGCTGACCGGCGGGAGCTGTATGTGGATGCCCGGGATGTGCAGCCGGACGAGGAAAAGGGCGAGACCACCAAAAGCCAAGCCTACCTCGAACGGCTCATGGCCCGGGGCACCAACAAGCTGCTGGAACAGCTCCGCACCGGCTCCATTGAGCTGACCATCGATGCCGAAGGGCTCTCCCCCGGGGATGTGGCCCACTGCACCATCCCGGAGCTGGGCTACAAGGCCACCGTCCGGGTGGCCGATGTCATCACCCAAAGCCAGAGCGACAGCACCACCCGCACCGTGCGGCTGGGCACACCGGTCTGGCGCAAGCTGTAAGGAGATGATCTTTTGAGCAAAATCGTTTTATATCCCGCCAACGGGTTCGACTTCGATGCCGCAGACGTGGCGGCCTACCTTGCGGGCCGCACCAGCGGCGTGTTCAGCTCCGCTGAGGACTTCCCGGTGACAGCCGCAGGCGGGCTGACGGTCACCGTGGGCGCGGGCCGTGGCTGGGTGCACCCCAGCCGTTTCACCGGCTACTCCATCACCAAGCGGGAGGCCGACACCCTGGCCCTGCCGCTGGCCGACCCGTCTCTCCCCCGCATCGATCGAATCGTCATGCGCTATGATGCCGGTGCCAGAGCCGCCAGCCTGCAGGTGCTGCAGGGCACGGCATCCAGCACACCCACGGCCCCGGCCATCTCCCGCACCGAGCTGATCTACGACCTCTGCCTTGCCGAGATCACCCGCCCGGCAGGCTCCACCGCCGTCACCACCGGCCAGATCACCGACACCCGGCTGGACGAGGCGCTCTGCGGCATCGTGCGGGACGGTGTGACCGGCCTCCCCACCGACGAGCTGCTGGCCGCTGCCCGGGAGCGCATCGCCGCGCTGGAGGAGAACGCCAGCAACAGTGCTGCCGCCGCCAAGGACAGCGCGGAGGCAGCCAAAAGCAGCGAGACCAAGTCCGCCGCCAGCGAGAAGAACGCCAAGACAAGTGAGACCGCCGCCAAGCAGGCCCTGAAGGACACACAGACGGAGCACACCGCCGCCTTGCAGGATATCGCACGGGCCCGCACCATAGCCCTTACCGACGTGGCCAACTCCACCAGGACAGCCACCACCGCGGCAGAAAATGCCACCCAGCAGGCCACCGCCGCTGCGGGGAGCGCTTCCACCGCCGCCACCAAGGCCGGGGAGGCATCTGCCAGCGCGGGTGAAGCATCCACCAGCCGTCAGGCCGCAGAAAAGGCTCAGAAAGCCGCAGAGGATGCTGCGAAGCTTGCCGGAACACGGGCAGGTACGGACAAGGCCCTGAACACAGAAAACGCTCCTGCGGACGCGGCAGCGGTCGGAAAGGCTTTTGCAAGCATCATCAAGGCTTACGATATCGCCCTTGCCGCTGCCAGCTGGAAAGCCACTTCTGACACAGCAGCCAAGAACGCGGGCTGGGCCTATCAGTGTGATGCGACCATCAGCGGATGCACCGCAGTGCTGGAGCCCAGTGCAACAGTCAGCCTCGAGAGCGTGGTCGTGGCCCAGAAAGCGGGCCTAGGCTCGATTTGCAGTACCGATGCAGGATTCTGCCGGTTCTATGCCGAAAAGGTTCCCACAGCAGATATCAGCCTGCGGCTTCTGCTGACCAACAAGAACCCGGTGTAAGGAGGGATGAGTCATGGCGCTTGGAGCCGTAAGTACACCAAGCAAAACATGGGTGCCGCCCGTGGGCATGATCATCACCACAGGAAGCCCTACCAGCCCGGCAGAGCTATATGACGGCACCAGCTGGGCGCAGATTACCGACCGGTTCCTTATCGGTGCAGGAGAAAGCTACTCACTGGGCAGTACAGGCGGTTCGGCCACCCACACCCTGACCGTGGCCGAAATGCCTGCGCATAGCCATAGTGCTACGGTTCTAAGCTCCGGTGAGCACTATCACACTGTAACGAGTTACTATGATACCGGAAGCGTTAGTATGATGTCCAACTATGATTATACAGGTAGCTACGGTGATTATCGCCCTGTATACCCAACAAACACGACATCCTCCAATGGCGCGCACAACCATACAGCCACCATTGGCAGCACCGGAGGCGGGCAGACTTTCAGCATTATGAACCCGTACGTTGCGAAGTATATCTGGTACAGAGTGTCATAGGAGGAGCTTATATGATTGGATTTGTAAAAGGGCTTAAGGCATCCATGTTTGTTCCTCCTGTTGGGTACATATGGAAAAGTGCAAGCGCCGTTAGCCCTGCTTCTATCTACGAAGGAACAACGTGGGCACAGATCAAAGACAGGGCCATTCTTGCCGCTGGCACAAGCTACGAAAACGGAACGACTGGTGGCAGTGCTTCAGAGCAGCTGGCCGTAAGTAATCTTCCGAGCCATGCACACGCCTGCAGTATTTCCTCGGGATCATCGCATACGCACAGCCGATACATCGCGGAGATTGCCTCTGCATATGGGGAGCGCGGCCAGATGTCACGAAGTGACAATTTTGCAATCGACAATTCAACGATAACCACATCCAGCGGCGGCAACCATAGCCACACGGTAGAGGTCGGCAGTGCAGGAAGTGGGCAAGCGTTCAGTGTTCTTAACCCGTACATTGTCCGCTATGCTTGGGAAAGAATCAGTTAAGGAGGGCACAGCGAGTGATTGGATCAGTTATAAAGCAGGAAGATACCCAGTGGATTCCTCCAGTTGACACTGTTCTTGAAATGCATTCCGGGACAAGCCCTGCCGCGATCTATCCGGATACCGTGTGGACGCAGCTGAAGAACTGCATCATCATAGCTGCCGGAGACATCTTCAAAGCTGGTGAAACCGGTGGGCAAGCCCAGATTTCGCTTACGGCAGGTAATCTCGCAGCTCACACCCACTCCGGGAGCACTTCTACGGATGGCGCACACACCCATACGGTATCGGGCTCTATTCAAAGGAACTGGGTTTTCGGCCCTGGGCCTACGGTATACCGCAATAAACGACTGAATGTTGCGACCTTCTCGACATCCTCCAATGGCGCTCACACCCACACAGCCACCATCGGCA